ATAGACACGGCAGGTGATCTAACATTTGACGCTGCTGGTAATGACTTTAAATTTTTAGCGAACGGTACTGAGATTTTAAATATAACTAACTCATCAAGTGATGTTATAATCAAACCACTTGTTGACGCAAAAGATATCATATTTCAACAGAGAGATGGTACAGAAGTTGCAAGAATCGAAGACAACGCAACATTCAACGTGTCATCTGATGGTAAATTTGCAATCGCTGGCACAGCAGTAACTTCGACTGCCGCTGAATTAAACCATTCAGACGGTGTAACGAGTGCAATTCAAACACAATTAAATACTAAAGCTTCAACTGGAAAAGCAATTGCAATGGCAATCGTTTTCGGATAAAAAATAACATATATTATAAATAGAATAAAAAGGAAAATTAACAATGGCAACACCAAATATAGTAAACGTAGCAACGATCAATGCTAAAAATGCAGCTGGAGCAGTCACTACTTCAAGAGCATCTGCTGTTGATGTACCTGCTGAAAAGGTAGCAAAAATAAATACAATACTTATTGCTAATATTGATGGATCAAACGCTGCTGATATAACAATAGAAGTAAGTATAGATGATGGTAGTAACTATGTTGCTATTGGATCAACTATTTCTGTTCCTGCCGACTCAACATTATCATTCTTAGAGAATCCAATCTACTTAGATGAAACAGATATTTTAGCAGTCACAGCAAGCGCTAATAGTGATCTAACTTATTTCGTTTCTTATGAAGAAATTACAGATTAATAATAAGGAGTTTTTTAATAATGGCACACTTTGCCGAATTAATATCAGAAACAGACCCATCAGGTTTTACAAGTGATACACATCTAGTTGTGAAAAGAGTAGTGGTTGTTGACAACACTCATGTACCCTCTGATAAGCATGTTGATGGTGAAACATGGTGTGTTAATAATATAGGTGATGGAATTTGGAAACAGACTTCTTACAATCATAATTTTAGAAAAGAATATGCAGGAATAGGAATGGTTTATAATGCCTCAACAGATAAATTTTTAAGACCTCAACCTTTCGCTTCATGGACATTAGATTCTAGCAATGACTGGCAATCGCCGGTGACTGCACCTTCTACAATAACCTACACTTCAGGTGGAGAAACAAAAAATTATTATCCAGATTGGGATGAAGATAATCTAAGATGGATTGCAAAAGATTCAGAAGACACACCTGGAAATTACAGGTGGGATGTCGATAACACAGAATGGGTATCATTATAAATTTATGGCTAGAATATATGGATCATCAATAGAAAAGGCACCTTTAAACGGTGGAATTATTGGAGTAGGAAATGCAGTTTCTAAAGGTGGAGGATGTATAACAGGTTTTACATCTTCAGGAAACTTTTGTAGTAGTTCTACCACAAGAATGGTAGAAACTTTTTTTATAGGCGGCGGAGGCGGTGGTGCTTCTAATACATTTGCTGGCCGTGGCGGCGGTGGTGGAGGTTTAGCTAAACGTAATGTAGTTGTTGACGCTTCTACTCAATATCCCATAGTAGTTGGAGGAGGAGGAGCTGCTTCATCTTCTGCACCACCAGCCGCTTATGGATCTGATGGAACAGATGGAGTTAATACAACAGGCTTCGGAGTAATTGGTGATAGTACTAAATCTAAAGCAGTCGCTAATGGTGCAACTGCTGGTTCCTCAGGAGCTATAGGTAATTTACCTTATGTTAGAGGTACTGGTAATGGAGGTGGTGCTGGCGCTGGTGGTAGTGGCGCCCCTGGTACTTGTAATTGTGGTGGAGATGGAGGGGCAGGTGCTCCTTCTACTTTTAGTGGATCAGACGTAAACTACGGAGGTGGTGGTGGAGCAGGAAGTAATAATGAAAACGATCACCGTGCTTCTGGAACAGATGGTGGATCACCGGGAGCAACTAGAAGTGCTAATTCAGGTTCTTCTACAGCCAATAGAGGTGGTGGTGGAGGTGGTTTTAGAAGTGGTTTCTTTTGTGGTTCTTATCGAGCTTCTTCAGCAGGTAGTTCAGGTATCGCTTTTGTAAAAGAATTAGATATAGCAACTGGCAGATGGCCAATAAGTGCTCAATTTAGAGGAAAAAAAGCAGGAATATGGACGTAATCTAAGTTAATACGCTTTACAGAGTATTATAAATATGTTATAATACAGATAGATAATAAAAGAAGGTGATCTCAAATGAATCTAATAAACTATTATTGGTATTTTAAATCAGCAATTCCAGAACGTATTTGTGATGATATAGTAAGATATGGTCATCAACTTCAAGATCAAATGGCTATTACTGGTGGATATGGTCAAGGTAAAAATTTATCTAAAAAACAAACAAAAGATTTAAAAAAGAAAAGAAATTCAGACATTGTTTGGATGAGTGATAGATGGATATATAATGAGATACAACCTTATATTCATACGGCAAATCAAAGTGCAGGTTGGAATTTTCAATGGGACTTTAGTGAGTCTTGTCAATTTACAAAATATAAAAAAGGCCAGTACTATGATTGGCATTGTGATAGTTGGGATCAACCTTATCAAAAAGAGAACCCACAAGATCCTTCACATGGAAAAATTAGAAAGTTATCAGTAACCGTAACACTATCTGACCCTAAAGATTATAAGGGAGGTGAGTTAGAATTTGATTTTAGAAATTTAGATCCTGATAAGAAACGTAATACATATAAATGTACTGAGATATTACCTAAAGGTTCTTTAGTAGTATTTCCTAGTTTTGTGTGGCATAGAATTTGCCCAGTTAAAAGTGGTGAAAGAAACAGTTTGGTTATCTGGAATTTAGGACATTCATTTAAATAGGAGTATTATGAAAAAGAAAAAAACAAAAAAAAAATTAAGTTTTCCTCAACAATTAACAAGAGAAGATTTATTTAAATGTCCTATATGGTTTGCAAAAGAACCTGGTTTTGTAGATAGTTTAAATAAAGCTTCTGATTCTTACATTAAAAACGCAAAGAAAAATTTAAAACCTGATATAGATAAACGAAATAAAGAGTTTGGTAATAAGGGTGATATGGGTCATGTATTTCATTCAACATCATTGATTGGAGATCCTGCATTTAAAGAATTGCAAGATTACATTGGTGCAACCTCATATAATCTATTAGTAGAAATGGGTTATGATCTAAAAGACTATTCAGTATTTACAACAGAGATGTGGGTACAAGAGTTTGCTAAGAGAGGTGGCGGTCATCACACATTACATACACATTGGAATGGTCATATCTCTGGTTTTTATTTCTTAAAGGCAAGTGAGAAAACATCACTACCTCTATTTGAAGACCCTAGACCAGGTAATCTTATGAATAGTTTACCAGAAAAAAATAAAGATAATTTGACTTATGCTTCAACGACAATAAACTATAAAGTAGAACCAGGCTCAATGCTGTTTTTTCCTTCATATATGCCACATCAATACGTTGTTGATATGGGCTATGATCCGTTTAGATTTATACATTGGAACTGTCAGGCAATACCTAAGGCGGTTGTAAATGGTTAAACTAAATAAAGATATGAAAAAGGCGTTTATTCAATCTATACTAGGACATTTTAATAAAAAAGATAAACCTGATTGGATTAAAAATATGATTAAAAACAAAGTGAAATTGAAAGGAAAAAATGTCATTCAAAAAAAATAAATATACTGTATTAAAAAGTGTGATATCTAAAGATGTGGCTGACATGACATATTCTTACTTTTTAAATAAAAGAAAAGTTGCAAGAGTTTTGTTTGATGAAAGATATATATCGCCTTTTACAGATTACTTTGGTGTATGGACTGATGAACAAGTGCCAAATACTTATTCACACTACGGTGATATGTTAATGGAAACATTATTAGAAAAAGTTAAACCTACTATGGAAAAACATACAGGTTTAAAATTAAGTCCTACTTATTCATATGCAAGAATCTATAAAAACGGTGATATATTAACTCGTCATAAAGACAGATATTCATGTGAGATATCTACCACATTAAATTTAGGTGGCGATAAGTGGCCGATATACTTAGACCCAACAGGTAAAGAAGGTCAAGCAGGTATTAAAGTTGATCTTGAACCTGGCGATATGTTGATATATTCTGGTTGTGAACTAGAGCATTGGCGAGAAGAATTTAAAGGTAAAGATTGTGGTCAAGTGTTTCTACACTATAATAAATCATCATCTAAAAAAGCAAAAGAAAATCTATATGATGGAAGACCTTTTGCAGGATTACCAGCGTGGTTCAAAGGTTACAAATTACCTAAGAAATAGTATCATATCTACCGTTCAAATATCTTATAAATATAAGAAAGATTTAATATATAGGAATTTGACTAATGGCAACAATACAAAATATCACTATTGACCAGGATGCTGATTACACAGAAACTTTAACAATCAAAGATTCTGCAGGCACAGTCGTAGATTTAACAGGACAGACGATAACAAGTAAGATAAGAAAGACCCACTTATCAACATCT